CCCTCAGTATTTGCAAATTCAAGATGCTCAGTCATTCTATCTGCAATGTCTGCTGCACTAGCATCAGCACCCAATTCCTTATGAATTGATGCAGTCCAATACTTAACATCACCTTCTGTAGGAGTTGTTTGTGTAGTTCCTGCATTATTAGCAATAAAGTTTTTATAAGCAGTTCCTATAGGATCATTAATTAGAATTTCTGTAGTAGTAGGAACAATTCCAGTATTATATGATTCTTGAGTACTTAACTTACCTATAAATCCTTCTGATGCTCCAAAATCTGCTGTTTCTTCCTTAGTATCTAAATCTTCAACTACATCAACCCATACTGGTTGATCTGGTTGGGTGTTGATACTACTGCTAATAGTAATAGGAGTAGAAGAAGTTGTAGTAATTGGACCTGATATAGACTTACTTTCTACTTTTGTTAAAACATCTGTTGAGATATTCTTTACACTAATGATAGTAGACTGGATAGTGTTAATACTTCCAGATGATTCAAATACTTTAGATACATCAGTAGAAACAAGATTGCC